AAGGTTAAGAAAGTTCTCAAAGAGCAAGGAATCTATTATGTCATGCCAGCCACAGGTGGATACGGAAGTAGCGGTGCGCCTGACATTCTAGTCTGTCACAAAGGAAAGTTCTACGGCATAGAGTGCAAGGCAAATGGCAACAAGCCGACAGCATTGCAACTAGATAACCTAGAACGTATTGAAGACAACGGCGGTGTAGCGATTGTCGTTGATGAGCATAATGTTGATTCTTACATGGAGTTATATTTTAAATGAGAGCAAAAGATGAGTACGAAAAGTGGTGCTATGAAGGGTGCGGTGGTTACTTACCCAGCGAAGAAGGGCGCAAGTCTTATACAACTGGTTTCAATCGTGCGATTGAGTTAATGGAAACATTTTTAAAGGAGAAGGAATATGAAACTATTTCAGAAATTACGTGCAGTAGAACAACCACCAAAAGAGAAGAAACAACCACTAGCAACAGACACTAACTCTAAGTTTGTCTACTCTAATGGTTCTGATGTCATGAAGACGTGGAAACGATTTGGTTTCATACCACCTAGCGAGGTGCGTAACGACTTTCTCTTCAGAAAAAATCGTGAGATGAAAGATGAATGAGACTGATCTAAGAGATTGTTTTGCCATGTTCGCTATGCTTAGGGAGGAAGACCCGATCAAGTGCTATGAAATGGCAGATGCAATGCTCGAGGCTCGCAAACTCAAAGATGAAGCAGGAATTATTGCAGTAAAACGTAGTCCAACCACAAGGAGAAGTAAATGAAGAAGCTAAGCAACACAACCAAAGTATTACGCTATATCAAACAACACCCACTTGCGAAAGCAAAAGATGTTGCTCAAGCGGTAGGAGTGCCAGTAAATACTGTCTATCAAGTAGTATATTTATCCAAAAAGAAACTCAGCAACGGGCAAGTAGTATCTGTTCTTGCTCCAAATGCTCAGGCATCTTTAGCATTGTTTGGTGATAGAGAAATACAACGTGCAAGCCAGCCACGACCAAGAATTGCAAATTTTGGTATACATCTTTTGGAAAAAGATAGCGTCAATAGCCCAGCGCATTACAAAGTAGGCGGGATTGAGACCATTGATTTCATTGAGGCTAAGAAGCTAGGGTACAACCTAGGTAATGTCGTTAAGTATGTTTCTAGAGCAGACCACAAGGGGAAACTTTTAGAAGACTTGAAGAAGGCGCAATGGTATCTTGCCCGTGAAATTGATGATATTGAAAAAGGTAAGCAATGAAATCGTCACTTGTTAAGTAACCTCTAGGGAGTCAGGCTTAGGCTTTGCTCCCTATTTTTGTATCTATTGATTTTGTTATTTAAGGATTTAAGTGAACCTCATTACTCTAGACTTTGAGACCTACTACGCTCAAGACTATTCGCTGACGAAATTTACTACGGAAGAATATATCCGCAGTAAGAAGTTCGAGGTAATCGGTGTCGGTGTGAAGCTAAACGATGGCATCACTGAATGGTTTTCTGGCTCACACATCGACACCCAAAAATACCTTTCCACCCTCCCGTGGAACGATTCCGCCCTCCTCTGCCACAACACTCTGTTCGATGGCGCAATCCTTGCATGGCGGTTCGGCATCAAGCCTAAGCTATACCTAGATACTCTGTGCATGGGTCGGGCTACCAACGGTGTAGACGTGGGCGGTTCTCTAGCGTACCTAGCCGAGCGTTATAACTTAGGCAAGAAGGGTACGGAAGTCGTTGACGCTAAAGGTAAGCAGATAACTGGTTTCTCAAATAGCGAGCTTGCCTTGTACGGCGAATACTGCAAAAACGATGTGGAGCTAACTTATAAGCTTTTCCAAGTATTGTCGAGTGCGTTTCCCGAAGATGAATTACAACTGATAGATTTGACTCTGCGTATGTTCATCACCCCAATCCTAGAAGTTGACGATGCGCTTTTGATTGACAGGCTGGAGGAACTTAAGCATGACAAGTTACAGTTATTAGGGACGCTCAAGGAAAAGCTGGGCTGTGATAACGAAGAGGCTGTACGCAAGAAGTTAGCAAGCAACAAACAGTTTGCTGCCGTACTAAAAGAATTTGGCATTGAGCCGCCGATGAAAGAATCCAAGACGACTGGCAAGCAGACCTTTGCGCTGGCAAAGAACGACATGGGGTTCATAGCACTAACGGAACACGAAGACCCATTCATCCAACAACTTGCTGCGGTGCGTTTGGGTACTAAGTCAACCATCGAGGAGAGTAGGATTGAGCGATTCATCGACATTGGTTCACGCAACAAAGGCATGCTACCTATCCCACTTAAGTATTACGGGGCGCATACGGGTCGTTGGGCAGGGTCGGATAAGGTTAACTTCCAAAACCTTCCGAGTCGTGATAAGAAGAAAAAGGCTCTCAAGAATGCGGTGGTCGCCCCCGAGGGGTACATGGTTATCAACTGCGACTCGTCTCAAATTGAGGCTCGAGTACTTGCGTGGCTTTCGGGTCAGGAAGACTTGGTTAAAGAATTTGCCGACGGCGACGATGTTTACTCCCTCTTTGCGACGAAGATATACGAGCAACCAATCACCAAGAAAAATCCTGTTGAAAGGTTCGTGGGTAAGACCTGCATTCTCGGACTGGGCTACGGTACTGGCGCATTAAAGTTACAACACACACTAAAGACTAGTTCACCTGGCGCTGACCTCACTGAGGAGAAGTGCAAAGAGATTGTTGATCTATACAGAGACACTAATGACATGATTGTCAAGCTATGGAAAGAAGGCGACAAAGCCCTCAAGACTATGGCTGACTGGCAACCTGATACTAAGCCGTTCTTTTATGGCAAGCATAAGTGTGTGCGGGTTACTCAAGAAGGGTTTGAGTTACCTAATGGGTTATACATTCGCTACCCCGACCTAAAACTCAACACTGATGAAACTAAAAGCGGATACGAGTACAAGTCACGTAAGGGCCCTGTGTCTCTATGGGGCGGGTCTATTGTGGAGAACGTAGTTCAAGCGCTTGCAAGGATTATCGTGGGCGAGCAGATGCTTAAACTTACTGAGCGCTATCGACCTGTGCTGACAGTACATGATGCGGCGGTGTGCGTAGTGCATGAAGATGAGGTAGACGAGGCTTGTGCTTGGATTGTCAAGGTCATGTCAACACCGCCAGATTGGGCTAAAGGACTGCCTGTGGCATGTGAGGCTCAAGTAGGAAGGAATTACGGAGAGATGGAAGAATGGAGTCCAAATTAACCAGAAAGCAGAGCTATGCATTGCTTATAGAAGTATTAGATGAAACAATGCGGATACTGCCACCAACAGTACCGACGTTTACTAAATTAAAGATGTACGATGCGCCAATACTTAACTTACGGAGGAAGAAACAAATGACAACTTTTACATCAGATGACAGAGAAGAAGCATACAAAAAAATGTATGAGGATATAGTGCCTATTCCGTTTGCTGGATGGGTAAACACAGCCCCTCCACATATTGTGGATAGCGGAGCCAGCGTAATGGCAAAAGAAAATGACAAAACTGACGACACTCATGGTAATATGTCAACATGAACTATACATGGTCATTCTCCTCCCTTAAAGACTTTGTCAACTGTCCTAAGCAGTATCAGGAGATTAAGGTACTTAAACGCTTTACCAAGTTCCCTACGGAACAGATGCGCTATGGTACAGAGGTGCATAAGGCATGCGAAGACTACGTGGGCGAGGGTATTCCCTTAGCTGAGAACTACAAGCGTTTTAAGCCCGTGCTGGATTCTTTGATTGCAATTCCTGGGACTAAGTATCCCGAGCACAAAATGGCGCTGGATAAAGACAGGCAAGTGTCTGCCTATGGCAAGGGCTACTGGGTGCGGGGCATTGTAGACTTACTGATTGTGGATGGCGACTATGCGTTCATCGTTGACTACAAAACAGGTAATAATCGCTACCCTGACCCAAAACAGTTAAAGCTGATGGCTCTAATGACGTTTGCTCACTTCCCCGAGGTCAACAACATAAAGGCTGGACTACTGTTCGTGATGTATGAGAGTTTTGTGGATGAAGTATACACACGGGATCAGATTCCTAAGCTGTGGTCTTATTTTGAAAATGACCTTGAAAGACTTAGCCTTTCCTACGAAAATGATACTTGGCAAGCTAACCCTACCCCCCTGTGCGGGTGGTGTCCTGTTAAGACTTGCGAATTTCATAAGGAAAGATAATGCCATACGTTACTAAACCTAGACCATACGACAAAGAATATGACCAACAAAAATCCCGTGGAGAACACGAACGTAGGATGGAGCGTCAACGTGCCCGCCGTGCGTTGGATAAAAAAATGCCTGATGGTAATGGCAACGGTAAAGCTGATGCGAGGGAAGGCAAAGACGTTGCCCACCGAAAAGCACTAGACAAAGGCGGTTCTAATAAGAACGGCACATACATTACAACGGCGGCTAAAAACCGTAGTTTTAAACGAGATTCAAAAGGTAATTTAGTTTCAGAAACAAGTAAGAAAGAACGAAAGAAGTAAGCAACATTGCTGTAAGGCATGAGTGGGCAGTTGGGGGACGGCATTACCTCGATAACCATGTCAGTTGGGCGGCGTTACTGAAGGGTAGGGTTTATTTATTTACCTGCGACTTCTCCTTGGCGCGACAGGCTCGACCGACTAACCCCCGTAAGGGGTTACGTTAATTATTCAGTTAAAGGACAGTCGTGGAAATAGTAGAAGGACAAGCCGTCAGATTCACAATGCCGTCAAATAGAGTCAACCTCATTACGGATTACATTGAGAAGAGTGAAGTCCTAAAGGATGATGGCAAAGAAGCAGAAGTCCTAGTCTACTGGGGCATCGAGGAGATGCAGAGGGTAATCAAAGTCTGTGGTGAGAAAGTTCCTTCACCGATACAACGCGATTACAAGTGGCCCGGGATGTACACTCCGTTCAAGCACCAAGAAACCACGGCTGCGTTTTTAACGCTGCAAGACAGGGCATTCTGCTTTAACGAAGCTGGCACAGGCAAGACTTCATCTGTAATTTGGGCTGCCGACTATTTGATGACGCAAGGTTTAATCAAGCGAGTCCTAGTCATCTGCCCTCTATCCATTATGTATTCAGCGTGGCAAGCCGATGTGTTCAAGACTGCCATGCACCGCAGTGTTGCAGTTGCTTATGGCGACTCCGACAAACGCAAGAAAATTATTAACGGCATGTATGAGTTTGTCATCATCAACTACGACGGTGTAGGGATTGTCGCCGATGAGATAAGTAAATTAGGGTTTGACCTAATTGTGGTCGATGAAGCAAACGCGTATAAAACAGCTACGACCAAAAGATTTAAAACCCTAACAAAAATAATGAAGCCCTCAACAAAACTTTGGATGCTTACAGGCACTCCAGCCTCCCAGTCACCCCTTGACGCATATGGGTTGGCTAGACTTGTAAGCCCGGGCAACGTACCAAAATACTTTACGGCATGGCGTGACAAAGTAATGCACCAGATTACACGGTTCAAGTACACACCAAAGCCAACGGCTCGCCAAGACGTATTTAACGCACTACAACCTGCCATTCGGTTTGAGAAAGCCCAGTGCTTAGACTTACCAGAAGTGGTGTACCAGACCCGTGAGATCCCGTTAACAACGCAGGTCAACCGATACTACAAAGGTATCAAAGACCAAATGCTTATTGAGGCGGCAGGGGAAAAGATTAGCGCAGTCAACGCTGCGGCAAAGTTAACAAAATTGTTACAGATTTCGGGCGGAGCTGTCTACACAGATACCCGAGAAGTTGTGGAGTTTGATGTATCGCCACGGCTAAATGCTCTGATGGAAGTAATGGATGAAACAGAGCACAAGGTAATTGTATTCGTGCCATACCGCCACACAATCGAGCTAGTGGCTCGCCACCTTAATCAGTTCGGCATCACTAGTGAAGTTATTAACGGAGACGTATCCGCTAGGGAACGGGGTGATCTAATCCAACGCTTTCAAAGTACTGAATTTCCACGGGTTTTAATTATTCAGCCCCAGTCTGCATCGCATGGTGTGACTCTGACTGCCGCCAATACAGTTGTATTTTGGTCGCCTGTTATGAGCG